GAAACAATGACTAAAGAAGTTTTTGATATGATGTCTACGGCAGATTATCAAGAGATTGTAAAAGAAGTTGCTTCAAATCTTAATATGACAACTGGTAACAAAACAGAAGACCAGAAAATCTACAAACAATTAGACGGCATATTTCAAACTTTAATAGGAGAATAATAAATGGCAAGTTTTGGTTCATTTGATACAACAGAAGAAGAAACTAATTCTATAGATACAGAATACAAAGTACCTACAGTAGCAACAACTGAAACAGATGCTTTAGAACAAATACAAACAGAAGAATTTTATAAAACATTAGCTAGTTATTACTCTTACAGAGAGAATGATAAAAAATTTAATCGTATGTCTCATGTAGATTTATTAGATTATTTCTACACTGACAGGTCTTGGAGAACAAACAACACTGTCTCTATGGGTATGGATTTGTCTAATGTTATGGGTGAAGATGACGAACAACGTCTAAAAGAATTTGCATACATATCACAAACTTATGAAAACTTACCTTCGTTTTGGAATGACCCAAATAGAAGTTTTGGAGCTTGGTTAGTAGATAATGGAGGTGCTATGATACTTGACCCTGTTAACGTAGTTGGTGCAGGTGTTGGAGGTCAAGCGGCAAAAACAGCATACAAACAAGCATTAAGAGTTACTATTAAAAATAAAATTGCAGGTGAAATTAATGAAAGAGCATTAAAAGAAACAGCTATTGCGGCACAAAAAGCGGCATTAGGCAAAGCTGTAGTAAAAGGAGGATTAACAGAAGGTGCTATTAATACAGTTATAGCAGGTGGTCAAGACGCTTTACTACAACACACAAACATAGAAGCAGGTATACAAGATAAATATAGTTATAGCAGAGGAGCTGTAGCTTCAGCCGCAGGTTTTGGTTTTGGTACAGCTTTTGGTTCTGCTTTTGCGGCAGGTGCATTTAAAATGACTAACAACTCTTTAAGAAAAAAAGGTGTTAAAAAATTATTAGAAATAGAAGCAAAAGGTCAAAGTAATATAACAGGTGCAAAATTATTTGATGAGTTAATTCCTGATAACAATACTCCATCATTAAGAAACAAACCTGCTCCTAAAAGTACAAAAGAATACATCAACAAACTTAATTCAGATAAAATAAATCCTGAAGACAAACCCCCATTAAAAAGAAACAACGCTACTAAATTACAAAAACCTAGTTCAGACCAAACTACAAGTAATGAAGGTTTAATTAAATTTACTATTGATGAAGTTACTGACCAATTAAAAAAAGGTGTAATTACACACGAACAAATGATTTCAAGAGCATCTGACAAGTTTGGTGCTGACCCTAAAAAATTAAAAGAATTTGCTGAACGAGTAGCTTACGGAGAAGAGTTTACAGAATTATACGCTACTATGGTTGCACAAGGTGATAAAATAAAAAGTAAATATGACATCATGGGTGCATTAGGTACAGAGAGTAATAGATTAGATTTAACTCCTACTGAAAAATTACAGATGATAGCTGATTTTGATAAACAAATGGCTGAAGTAAAAGAGGCATTAGAAATTAAATCAAGAATGGGTACAAACGTAGCAAGAGGTCTAACTGCAAATAATATAGATGCAGATGGTGCAAGAGCCGCAAAACTTATGGCTGACCCTGAAGACCCTAAAATGTCTAATCTTGCAAAAGGTACACCTGAACAAAAATGGGAATTTATGAATGCTGTTGGAAAACTGTCTGACAGAGACCAAATTATTAGAGCATTACAAAATGCAAGAGAAGTTGATAAATGGGATATTGCAACAGAATATGTTAACAATAACCTTCTATCCTCTCCTGATACGCACATACTTAACATTGTTTCTGGTTTAGTGCAGACACAATGGAAACCTGCAACTATGGCATTAAGAGGTGCTAATTTATTTTTAAAAGATAGAGATAGGTCAAAAGTTATTATGAGAGAAGCTCTACAAACTTATTTATATCAATACGCATTTATAGGACACGCTTTAAAAAGAGCAAGTAAATCATTTTATGAAGGTAGAGCTATTCTTGATAGTCGACAAATGAAACATGATAGCACTATGAGACAAGGACAACTTCAAGATTTGTTTGATGCTTGGGGTGAAACAATAACTGACCTTGTGGGATTAGACGGAACAAGATTAGGTAAATTAGTAACAGGTACATTTAAAGGAGCAGGTAGAGCTGTGTCCGCACCTATGAGAGTTCTTTCAGCAGGAGATGAATTTCTTAAATCTATGATGTTTAAAGCTAGAATGACATCTTTAGTAAACTCACGAATATTAAAAGAAAACCCAGAGTTTAGTGTAATGAATGATACTAACATACAAATAAATAAAAAGAATTTTACGGACATTAATTATGCAGATAAATATAAAAAAAGAGCAAAAGAAATAGAAGCTGAATATATTAGAGAAAATGGGTCAGCTATTGAAATAGATAAAACTGTTAATGCAAGATTGAACTCACCTTTATATCACGCACAAGAAGGTTCATACACACAAAATGTTGGTCAAATAAATCCAAATACAGGAGTTCTTGATGATAAATTTACTGGTTCACTTTTAAGAATTGCAACAAAACATAAGTCTTTAAGATTATTAGGTCTTCACTTTGTTAACACACCTTCAAATTTATTAAGATGGTCTGCACAACATTTACCTTTTCTAGGTAGATTTCAATTTCAAATGGCTCACATGTTAGCTGAAAAAGGAATGCCTAGTGGAAAATTTAGAAGTGAAACTGCTAGAGGTTTAAATCCTTTTAGAAAAAAAGAATACCTTAACCCAGAGGCGGCGGCTGAAGCTAAAGCAAGAATACAAATGGGTTGGGCTTTGTGGGGTAGTGCCGTTTATTTAGCTATGTCTGGTAAGATAACTGGTGGTGGAGACATTAATTATAAAAAACAAAAAGATAAAGAACTTAATACAGGTGAACAACCTTATTCATATAAAACAGATGATGGAAGGTATATTTCTTTAAATAGATTAGACCCTATTATGATGCCATTCTTTATAGCGGCAGATTTAATATCTTTATTTGGTGATAGATTAAAAGATACAGATGATTTAGACCCTGCTGTAGAAAAAGATACAACAGAATTAATTATGGGTGTTGTTGCAACACTTACAAGAAATGTAACTTCTAAATTTTACACAAAAAACATTATTGAATTAGTTAACATGATGACTTCAGATGATGTAATGTTTACTAAAAAACCTGAAAGATTTGGAACACAAGTAGCTTCACAATTTATTTATAAAGCATTTCCTATGTCAGGTGGGTTAAGATATGCAGATAGAGTTAATGATGAGTGGGAAAGAGAACTTTATACATTAAGTGATAGATTACAAACTTTAAACCCACTAGATAGTAAAACAGCAGTTATGCCTAAACGTAACATGTTTGGAGAAAAGATTGATAGAAAAAATGGTTGGTTGTTTGGATTAGGTGGCGAAAGTGGTTTATGGTCTTCTCCTTTTGCTATGACTAATTTTAAAGATACAGAAACAGCGAAATTTATTAGAGAAAGAGATTTTAAATACAGACACCCACAACAAACAATTAGACTTAAAGGTGATAATACAGGTGGTATAAATTTAAAAGATGTTAGAAATAATAAAAATCAAACAGCTTACGATAGAATGTTAGAAATTAAACATGAAACTAAAGTTGATGAAGTAGGTAATATTGTCTTTGATAAGACGTATGATGGTAAACAATATACACTAGCAGAATATGTTGAAAAGATGATATTAGATAAAGAAAGTCCAATATATTTTCACCCTGAAGGTACAGTCAATGGTAAAGATGAACAAGCACAAGTAATCATAGATTTTATTCATAGAGTAGATAGATACGCAAAAAGACAAATGATGGCGGAGTTCCCAGAATTTAAGGAACGACAAAAAGCTATCTATGATAATAGAGCTAAAAAATACAACGACCATTATGAAACGCTAGAAACCCTAGCAAACAACTAAACTTACACTTTTAGTAAAACCCAATTAAAAACATAAGGAAAATCACACATGGCAAATAGTTTTGTACGTTATACAGGTAATAACAGTACAACAGCATATTCTATACCTTTTTCGTATAGAGCTACAGGAGACCTAACAGTTACTCTTGCAGGTGTAGCAACTACGGCTTTCACGTTAAACGCCGCAGGAACTACGCTTACATTTAACACTGCTCCTGCAAATGCAGTAGCTATTGAGATTAGACGTAAAACGTCACAAGGTACTAAATTAGTAGATTATGCTTCTGGTTCTGTACTTACAGAAAATGATTTAGATACAGATAGTGACCAAGCGTTCTTTATGGGTCAAGAAGCCATTGATGATGCTAATGATGTTATTAAAGTATCAAGTACAGATTTTCAATGGGACGCACAAAACAAAAGACTTACAAATGTGGCAGACCCTACGGCGGCACAACATGCGGCAACAAAGAATTACTTAGAAAACACGTGGTTATCAGCGTCAGATAAGAC